AGAGAGCAAGTATAGTTCTTTGTCATATCTGGGATAAAGAATCACATGAGAAACATAAAGAAATGTTTAATAGTATATTAAAGTATTGGCAACTGGTAAAAAATTATGAATGGCAAGAAGTCTAAACAGTTAAGAAGAAAGGCAGAGGGTATGTTAATTGATTGGTTAAGAACTATGATACCAGAAGGAGAAGATACTTCTAAAATTAATAAGAAAAACTTACATGAATTTTTACCGGAACAAACTCATCTCTTTGCTAACAATAAATTTATGTTAAGTGCTTATAGTTTAAGATGGTTTTATAAACAAGTAAAAAGAAATCCTAATGTACAATTAAAGGATTTACTTTAATGGCTAGAAAACCTAGAAAACCTAGACCTAAAAAAGTTAATGTACCTAAAGGGTATGATAGTAAATGGGAATATGATATACATCAATCTGTTTTAAAAGGTTGGGAACATCATAATCAAAACATAGATTATGTTGTTGAACATAAATACGAGCCTGACTTTATTAAAAAAATTAATGGTAAAATAATATTACTAGAAGCAAAGGGAAGGTTTTGGGATTACTCTGAATACAGTAAATATATTTGGATAAGAGAAGCTCTTAAAGAAATAGTAGAAGATTATGAACTAGTCTTTCTATTTCAGAAACCTTTTTCTCCTATGCCACAAGCTAAGAAAAGAAAAGATGGAACTAAAAGAACTCATGCTGAATGGGCAGAAACAAATAATTTTAAATGGTATAGTGAAGAAACATTACCGGAGAAATGGAAATAATGAAAAAAAGAATTAATTATAAATTTAAAGAAAAAGAAATTTTAGAAATAATAAAAACATATATTGATACAACTTATACTCAACATTATGGTAAAGGTAAGTATCAAGCTACTGACATGATAATAGATGCAGGACATGGAGAAAGTTTTTGTATTGGTAATATTATGAAATATGCTATGAGGTGTGGTAAAAAAGAAAACAATTCTACTCAAGCAGAGTTGTATAAAATAATACACTATGCAATCATAGCTTTATATTTGGAGATTTGGCATGATGATTGAAGATAAGATAGGACCTAAAGATTATTTAGGTATAACAATAGACTATAATAAAGAAAAAAACTTTGATAAGTTTAGTTTAGATACATTAAAGGATAGATATTTTTGGGAAGGAGAAACTCACGCACAAGAAGCTTTTGCTAGAGCAGCAGTTTATGGTGCTACATTTAAAGGAGAAACAGATTATGAATTGGCTCAAAGACTTTATAACTACAGTTCCGATTGTTGGTTTATGTTTAGTACTCCTATACTTTCTAACGGGGGAACTACTCGTGGGCTACCTATCAGTTGTTTCCTTAATTATGTACCTGATAGTAGGTCTGGTTTATCTGCTCACTATGATGAGAACATATGGTTGGCGAGTTCGGGTGGAGGCATCGGTGGATATTGGGGAGATGTTCGTAGTAATGGTATACCTACTACTCATGGCTCTCGTTCTACTGGTTCAATTCCATTCATGCATGTAGTAGATTCTCAAATGTTAGCCTTTAATCAAGGCACTACAAGAAGAGGAAGTTATGCTGCATATTTAGATGTAAGTCATCCAGAGATTGAAGAGTTTATTAATATGCGTAAGGAATCTGGTGGAGATATAAATAGAAAGTGTTTAAATCTACACAATGGTATTAATATAACTAATGCATTTTTAGATGCAGTAAGAGAGGATGAAGATTGGAGATTGATTGACCCTAAAACTAATGAAGCTGTAAAGGTTATTAATGCTAGAGATTTATGGTGGCAAATTATCCATGCAAGAGCAGAAACCGGAGAGCCTTACATGATAAACATAGATACTTGTAATGAAGCTTTACCAAAACAACAACAAGATTTAGGACTATCAATTAGACAAAGCAACTTATGTTCCGAAATAACTTTACCAACTAACGAAGAAAGGACTGCAGTATGTTGTTTGTCTTCAGTTAATTTAGAACACTTTGATAAGTGGTCAAAAGATTCACAATTCATAGATGATTTGATAACAATGCTTGATAATATAATAGAACATTATATTGAAAACGCAGTAGACACTACACAATTAGGAGGATATAGTGCAAACTTTAAAAGATTTACAAAATATATTAAGCAAGATAAAGAAGGGTATGCAAAATCAGCTTACTCGGCTTATAGAGAAAGGTCGTTGGGTCTGGGTGCAATGGGCTTCCATGCTTACCTTCAGTCTAGAGGCATTCCTTTTGAGGGAGTATTCGCTACAGGATTCAATTATAAAGCCTTTAAACACATTAAGACTAAAGCTACAGAGGCTACTAAAAGACTTGCTGAAATACGGGGGGAGTGTCCTGATTTACATGGTAATGACAGGCGTAATGCTAATCTTCTTGCTGTTGCTCCTAATGCTAGTAGTGGGATTATTTGTAGTGGTACTTCTCCCTCTATTGAGCCTTATCGTGCTAATGCATATACACACAAAACTTTGTCAGGTAGCTACCAAGTTAAAAACAAATTTCTTGAAAAGGTTTTAAAATCTAAAGGATTAAAAGGTAAAGAATTAGATAATCTATGGAAAGATATATCAGGTAATGATGGCTCTGTTCAACATTTAGATATACTTACAGATGAAGAAAAAGAAATATTTAAAACTGCTAATGAGATAAATCAAATATGGGTTATTGAACATGCTTATAAAAGACAAGAGTTTATTTGTCAAGCACAATCTGTAAATTTATTCTTTACTTTACCTAAAGCAACTGAAGACCAAACTATCCATGATGAATATATGCAGTATGTTAATGATGTTCATTGGTATGGTATGAATAAACTTAAATCACTCTACTATTTTAGGTCTAACGCAGCTAGAAATATAGAGAATGTAAACATTAAAGTTCCAAGAATCAAGTTAGATGATGTGGAATGTATAGCCTGTGAGGGATAATGAAAAAATATATACATGTTAATCAACATAAAATTAGAGCCAATAAAAAGAATGGAACTAATGAACCCGTTATAACTATAAAAGAAGGCAGAACTAATACTTACTGTCATGAAGTAAAAGTATTAGGAGAATGTATAATTAAATATGGTGGTAATGATAAGCCTATCTTACCATGTGGTGCAAGAGTTGTAATTGAAACTGTTGCTGATTATGAAATAATAAAACCAGATAATTATGTGGAGGCAAAATTATGATAAAACAAAAAATGTATAATGCTTTAAGATTAAAATATGAAGCAGAAAGAACAGAAGCAGAAACTAATTTAATAAATTATTTTAATAATAATGTAGGTGTTGCTGAACATCCTAATATTATTGAATCAATGGATTTATTAATTGATAAGTTAGCAACTGCAGAAGATAAATTAAGAACACTAAAGGAGTATTTTGATGAGCTTACTGGGTAATAGAGATTATTATAAACCATTTGAATATCCATGGATGTTTGATTACTATGTATTACAAAATCAAATGCATTGGATGCCAGAATCTGTGCCATTACATACAGATGTAAAAGATTGGCAAGAGTTATCAGATACAGAAAAGAATTTACTAACACAAATATTTAGATTGTTTACACAATCAGATGTAGATGTAGCTAGTGGATATATAGATAAGTATATGCCTATCTTTAAAAAGCCAGAGGCAAGAATGATGATGTCATCTTTTGCTAACATGGAATCTATTCATCAACATGCTTACAGCTTACTACTTGATACAGTAGGTATGCCAGAAATAGAATACAAAGCTTTTGCAGACTATGAAGAAATGGCAGATAAGCATGATTATGTTGGTAAGTTTAAACCAACTAAAGCTAATAAGAAAAACATAGCAAAAACTCTTGCTGTTTATTCTGCTTTTACTGAAGGCTTACAACTCTTCAGTAGCTTTGCAATCTTGTTAAACTTTCCTAGGTTTGGAAAAATGAAAGGCATGGGTCAGATAGTAACATATTCTATTCGTGATGAGTCTATGCATGTAGAAGCTATGACTAAACTCTTTAGAGAATTTATACAAGAAAACCTAGACATATGGACAGATGATTTCAAAAAAGAAATCTATCAAATATGTAGAGAAATGGTAATGCTTGAAGATAAGTTTTTAGATTTAGTATTTGAGATGGGAGATTTACAAGGACTAACTAAAAAAGATATGTATGCTTACAATAGATACATAGCAGACAGAAGACTACTACAACTTGGTCTTAAAACTAATTATGACCAAAGAGAAAATCCACTTGGTTGGATTGATGAAGTCATGGGTGTTGAACATCAAAACTTTTTTGAAGGTAGAGCAACAACATACATGAAAGCAGGATTAAGAGGAAGACAAGACAACATAACCTTTAGTGATTTAAATGAGCAGAACAACTAATAAAAAAGATACTGCTTGGTATGTTAAATGGGCAGCTAGTTTTACCATCATATGTGCAATGTCCTTAAGAGGAATTGAGGGTATGCAACTTATAGATTTAATCTTTTCTATATGTGGAGTAGCAGGTTGGTTATGGGTAGGAATGTTATGGAAAGATAGAGCATTAATTATTTTAAATGCTGTTGGTCTTTTTCTTTTAGTGAAAAATTTATTACTGGAATTTTTAATATGAAACAAGAAGCAACTTTATTAGGCTATAAAGTCTTATATAATAGAGCAGGAAAATTAATTACGGAACGAACATCTACTGATATTAAAGAATTAAAACCTTATCTTACAACAGAAGAGTATGCAACATTACAGACTATAGTAAGAGAAGGCACAATAAAGTTAGATGAAATACATAATTATATAGAAGCTAACTTAAATGCACGAATAATGACAGATTAGAGAAAATTGACCCCACAGAATGCCCGAGGTTAAACATTTAGAAGGTAGTTAATACCTTTGCTTCAAAAAGACCTATTATTTAACTACGGGCTTCTCCGTGCCTCTGAGAGGATTTAGCTATTTTTAACCAGAAATCTTAATCTTTTTAGGTTTTTGTTCATCTGGAATGTTTTTTTCCAATTCAATAACTAATATTCCACTAATCATATTAGCTTTTTTAACTTCAACATATTCAGCTAAAGCAAATGATTTATAAAATTCCTTTTCAGAAATTCCTTTATGGATAAATTCCATATCATTTTCTCTATCTTCTTTCTTTGCAGAAATAGTTAAAGTATTATCTTCTATTTCAATATCAATATCGGACTTATTAAATCCTGCCATTGCCATTTCAATATGATATGTGTCACCTTTTTTAATTATATTGTAAGGTGGATAGTTTGATTGAGGTATTGATGCTCTGTGTAATGTATTAAAGATATCATCAAACCCAACTGAGAACGGGCTGAATTGCCCAAATGCTTTTATGTTTGTCATATTAACTCCTTATATAAAGCAAGTTTATGAGTGCCGACCTTTCGCACACTCTTCTTATATTATAGTGCTTATTTCAAAATTGTCAAGTCTATTATGTAAAAAGATAGTAACATAAACATAAATACACCAACTTGTACACCAGACATAATAGTTATTTGTTTCATTGGGTGTACTTCTACAATTCTTTCTATCCAATCTTCACTTGGAGAAAGATTAGTTGCTTGAAGTATTTTCTTTTCTGTTTCTTTTTTCATTTAACCAGCTAAAGGATTCTTATTCTCTTCCTTAAATATTTTAATATCAGTCTTAACACTTTCAATATCAGCTTTCATACCTGACATATCAGACTTGATAGCTTCTACTTTGTTAGACTGATTATCAATCTTAATTAAAATAGTTTCATCAATCGTTTTGTTTATGTAAGTCATAGAAGTTTCTAATGCTTCTATTCTTTTTTCAATCTCGCCTAAACCATCATCAGTTTCTTTAGCTTGTTGAGCTTTTGACTCTAAGTTTTCAATCCTATTAACATAGGTTGCACCTGTATAACCAAACCCTGCAAGAGTTCCAATGATACCCATCAACGCAATAAACTGTGTTGTTTTATTTTGTAACCAATCCATAATGTTCTCCTATAATTTTGGTTGTAATTTTCTTATTTCAATCAGGGTTTCTAAACTCTGACTTGCCATTTGGTAAAAGCCTTCAATGTTATCTGACAACATATTGTTGGCATAGATATCTGTAGACTCATACCATATATCTTGGTCCGGTAGTGTAACTAATCTATATTTATTAAAGTTAGGTACAAATCCCATATAAGCTATAATAGTATTCTCTGAACCATACTCTCCTGTTTCTTCTTGTTTAGCTTCAACATCATCTTGAGCATCTTGTAAGTTTTGAGCTATGACATTTGCTACAGTTTGTTCAACTTCTGTGGCTGATGAATCTGTAGAAACTGATACATCTATTTGACTTTGTAAAGTTTGAGTAGATGTTGTATCAACTGCGACACTAGTTGTTTCAACTGTTTCAGCTTCAACACTTGTAGAGCTTGTAATATTAGAACTCATAGCTAACACTTGATTGTTTTGTGCAGTAGAAGATGCAAATTGTTCTGATATACTAGGTGAATTACTAGTACTTACACCACCAGAATTAGATGATGATACGCTAGAAGCTCCTGTCGTACCACCTGTAGAGTGTATAGAGTTGCCTGATGTAGTACCACTAACACTAGCTTGAGCTGTGTTTAAAGTAGAAGAGATAATGTTTAATGCCATTTCTCTACTTATTGAACTCTTACCTTCAGATACTTCTTCAGCAATAACTAGTTCTTCATCTTCTTGTATTTCTTCTTCTATAACTTCTTCTTCTTCCTCAATAAGTTCCTCAATAAGTTCTTCCTCCGACTCCTCTGCGTACGCAAGTTCTTCTTCAATAATTGCTTCTTCCTCAAACCACTCCTCCATTTCCTCAATAAATGTTTCTTGAAATACAAACTCCTCAATCATTAAATCTTCAATAGGTAAAAAGATTTCTTCTTCTCGTATAAATGGAAGAGGTTCTATAAATTCATCAAGTGGTTGTAGTTGTTCAAAGATTATTTCTTCTGTAAATATTAACTCAGGCTCTTCAAAAAAATCATACTCAAAGTCAAATACAAACTCTTCAAAGATTTCAGGTTCTTCAAAAGTGTCATACATGTCATACTCTTCTTGATAACCATAATCAAATTCTTCTTCAAAGTAAGCTACTGAATTTTCTTGACTATAACCTTGACAGAACGGAGCATACTGTGGGTCTATATCACATTGCAGGTCATCATAGGCATCCCAATAATAAGGACATGACTCAGAGTATAACTGGTCTATATCACATTGCTGTGCTTGATAAGCTGCTGCATAACCAGAACAACTTGAATTATTTAAAGGATTACTACAATCAATATTATTACCACTACCAGAACCATACAACGAACCACCATTTTCTAATATATTATTAAATGATGTGTCGTTCCAGTTAGTATTTACACAACTACTAGAGTTAGTAGAGCCTGTATTACATTCATCGTGAAATAAATATTGATATACTTCAGAGCTACCACTACCTACTTCACCAATTAAAACATCGTGATTAATTATATCTAATGCACCATATCTATACTCAAAAGTATCGTTAGTCCAAAGTATAACTTCAAAACTGTTATCAGATGCACGATTATACTCACGCATATTATACCAACCAAAGACTGTCATATCATCAAAATTTTTAGCTAACATCTTTGAACCATTATCTCGTATTAGGTCAGTCCAAAAAGGTAGCATAGTATAAGTATACTGATTTGCTAAAGGGTCTGGTGTATAATCGGAGCAGTAAGCACCTGAAGTTTTAAAATGAAGACAACCATTCGTAGCCATTCTAGCAGAACTAAAAGTTTGATTATAAAAATCAAAGTTAAACCCTAGACTAAAAGCATTAGAAACTCTATCATCTCCAGAGTTTAGATTGGTTGTATTTGATTGAGTAGTAAGGTCTATTAAAGACTGATTGCCTTCGTAGATATACTGACTAAAGACATTAAGACTTAAAAGACACGCTACTGCGTAGCATAAAATTCTTTTTTGCATTGCCTGTTAGTTTTGGTTTTAGCTGTATAGGTTTTTTTTACTAACCCAGCTACATCTTTATTTATATTATCTCTGTTAGGATTCTTGTCGTGGGTACATTGCTCTATAAAAAGCTCTGCTTGTTTTTTAGTTTCAGCTTTATCTTCTTTTGCTTTTCTTTTTAATTTCTTTTTATATACTTTTTTATCAGGTCTATCTTGAACATTAACTACCCACATTTCAGCAGCTTCTTTACCTATCTTACCTTCATAAGGGCAAGGAGTACCAGCCATTTCCATAGCTTTAAAAACTCTAGGGTCTTGACATAATATTGAAACTGAAGCTACTTTCATACCGGTATCGTAAAGATACTTGGAAAGTTTTAATCGTTCACAATTAGTATCAGTAACTGTCCGACCTGTAGAAAAACCAAATACTTGTCCTTGATAAGCACCAGAACGACCTACAGTACAAAGGTCTTGAGAGTAAGACATAATACTAGGTGCGATTGCAGAAGCAGGAGGAGCTTTACTAGTTATTTCTTGTTTAATTGTTTGTGTTGAGTTAGACTCGTTAATATTTCTATTAGTATTATCAGATGTTGTATTGTTATTATTGTTATTAGTATTATTAGTAGTAACATTAGAATCTGAAGTAGATTGATTAATATTTGTATTGTTATTAGTATTAGTATTATTACTAGTAGAATTACTGTTGTTGTTTACATTCTGATTTACTGTAGAGTTTACAGTAGAGTTAGATGTAGATGTAGATGTGTTAACATTGTTGTTAGTATTGGTATTAGTACTAGTAGATGTGGAATTATTAGTATTGTTATTTGTATTAGTTGATGTATTAACATTAGTATTATTATTAGTGTTAGTGTTTGTATTTGTATTAGTATTTGTATTCGTATTAGTATTAGTATTTGTATTATTATTAGTATTATTATTGGTGTTAGTATTTGTAGTAGTCGTATTATTAGTAGTAGTTAAATTATTGTCTTCACAATACTGTGTACCAGCATCACAATCATCTGCACTTGCAACAAACGACATTCCCATTAAACTTAATATAAGTAATGGTCTAAAAAAATCTCTATTTATTTTTCCTCTTGATAACATTTTATCTCCTTTTATTTATCTCCTGCTGGTTTTTTAGATGTACTAGTATACAGACCAAACCAAGCTGCTCCAGCTCCTACAACAACAGAGATTAAACCTGACTGTTCCATAGTAGGTTCTGGTAAATCCATATACCAAAATACTACATAATATAATAAATACATATATATACTAAGAAAAGCTCTAGGTATTAATCTCCAACTATCTATTGCTTGTGCAACAAATATCCATCGTTGATAAGGATTATCATTCTTTGTATCTTCTAATTCTCTTATTCTATCTTTTAATTCTGACTTCTCTTGAAGTAACTGCATAAATTTATTAAGGTCTATTTCTACCTCATTTCTATCCATATCACCACTAAAGCCACCCATCATATTATTTTGCATTTTATTTTCCTTTGGCTAAACTTCCACCGAAGTACATGCCTATTATAGCTGACACTAAATTAGTATCAAGCTGTGTTATTACTAAACCTTGAAATGTTACCCACTCAAAAACTTCTCTTCCTTCTTTAAAAAATAAAAATCCCGGACTCCAACTTGTATACCCTATTGTAACAGCCACATCAGGATAATATACAGCAACTAATTTAGGAAATACAACTATAGCAAATATAGATGTTAATGCTATAATTCTTCTAGTCCATGCAAATCCTTTATCTGCTAATCCTGCATCAAGAGATTGCTTTCTAGCTTTCATTTCAAACTCACCACGAGCTATTAATAATTTTTGTGCTTCAGCTTTAGCTTTTCTACTTTCAGCCCAAACACTCATTAATCCACCTAATACAGTAGATGCTAACATAGTTATTATTTCAAATGGAAATCCCATTATATTATTCTCTCTCTAAAGTTAAGGTTGCCTCTAACATTTCATCAATAGAATGTAGTACCCATTCAGGAACATCATCTATTAATATATCTTCTTGTTCAGCTTTTTCTAAATGTAAAGTAATTAAATCTTCATATAAACTTCTAAATTGTTCTCTAGTTATCCAAGGCTCTTCACATTTAGTTCTAGCTTTGCAATCTAATCTATATGCTTTATCTAAATCTGTTTCTAAGTAGAGCAACATTCTAATACCATTCTTTGTAACTCTTGACTTCTTCTTCCCACTTGTGAATACCACCTACTATTTTCCATTTCAGCAGCCATTTGTTCCCAATTATGAGACTTACAAGCTCTTAACATATTTTTAAATTTAGAAAATCTAGTGCCTCCTAAATTAAAACACATATTAACTAACACTCTTTGTATAGGTTCTGGTAAGTTTTGAAAGTCTTCATAACTACCATATACATGTACAGTTTCTTGATAATGTTTTTCAAAGTCTTGTTCATAATACATATCAACAACTTCTTGAGATACTTTAGTTCCTACTTCCCAAGCATACTCAGGGTCGTTAGGTTGACAAAGATGTCCAATCCCTAAAGTTTTATAGCCTAAACTATCTTCATATATTTTTAACACTTCACCTTCGTGTCTTTTTATTTCAGCTTTGCAAAGTTCTATGTTCATATTATAATCCTAGTTCTTTTGGTTGTAAATTAAAATCTATAATTGTATTATTTACAATTTCATTTTCTGCTTCTTCTAATGTTAATCCTTTTTTTCTTAAGTCAAAACCTACTCTATTGTTTAAAAAATCTAATTGACTATCTAATAATTTTCTTCTAAAGTTATCTTTAGAATCTTTTCCTGATACTCTTCCAGCAACATCTTTAAATACTGATAGTCCTTCCCTAACTTGTAATCCTGCAAATTTCAGATTTGAATCTCCTAATTTATAAGCTAATCTTTGATGATTTACTTTATTAAATATTTCTTCATCTGTTTGATTTGTCATTTCTACCCATCCAGTATGAGGATTTACAGGAATCCTAGCCCTTTCTGGAAAAATACCTTCGTCTATTTTTTTATTCACTAAATCTGCTGATTCAGCTTCATGGTTTCTTTGCCATTTTGCATCTATATTAAATAATTGTTTAGCTAAAACTTCATCAATATTACCACCTTGACTAAAACCTAATCTAGCCATCTGGTCAGAGTAAGGCTGTTTTGTAAAAGGGTCTACTCTGTCTGCTGGATTTTCTTTAGTGTCGGGTACTTCTGGTCCTGTAATTAACCCACCTGTTGCCATTCTAGGTAATGTTTCATCTTCTGTATCTTTAGCTTTAAAATCTTCAACTTCTTCTTTTAGTAAAGCTTCTCTTCTAGTAACTTCTTTTATTCCGGGAATTATTGTTTCACCTACTTTTACGACACCAGTTCTAGGTTTACCACTAACTATATCAAAACCTCCAGCAACAGCATCATTAACTATTCCAAACACAGGATAAATATTTTCAACTGCATTATTTTTATTATATTTATAAGAACTAAATATTTTATCAGCCCAATAAGGCATTAACTGAGCACTAAATATTCCAGTATCTGCTAAAAATTTTAATAAATCTTCTTTTGTTTCTAGAGGACTTTGAAATTCTTCTCTAAATGATTCAGTTGGATTTAATTGTGTTTGTAAATATCTAATAGTTCCATATAAAGGTAAAGTAGTAAGCATCATTAAAGCTAATTTTCCATCACCATCTTCTATTCTTCTTAATAAAGAGTTAGTCTGTGTTGTTTTAGCTTGTGCCCAAGATAAAAAACTTCCTGCAAATTTCATCCAAGGTGTTCTAGATTGTGCAAATAATCTTCTATTACCTACTTGAGGTATTAAAGCATCTCTGTTAGCAGCTTTCCTACCTGCTTTATCAATTAAAAATTTACCTTGAACATTAGCATAAGCTTCATCCATATTTTTAAATTGACCTAAATATTTTGCATCTTCAACACTTAATCCTAAACTATTTAATTCTCTTAATCTTGCTTGTTTTAATTTACCTTTACTAGCTAATTTACCTAAATCAAAAGCTCTAAAAGCACCTGCATCATATGCAAACTCTCTAGCAAATCTAGTTACCCTTCCTAATTGAACTATTTCAAAAAATCTACTTTGAAATCGTAATAAAGATTTTTGATAATCTGTAGTAGCCATTAAATTAAAATCATTTAATTCTTTTTCTAATGTACCATTGTATCTTCTATTTTTAAATTTTCTTCCTAAAAGAGGTTCATTAAATAAAACACCATCTTCATCTCTTCCTACTCTTTGAGCTAACATAGCAGAAGGTTTATTAGCTTTTGAACCTTGCTGTTTAATTTGAGTAACTAAAGAATTAAAACTAGATTTAAATCCACTATTTTGCATAGTTTGTAATAAATCACCAATAGAAGGTATAGCTACTTTTGTAAGTTTTGTTGTAGCTAATAAAGTTTGTAAAGTTAATATTACACTTTTTGTTAAATCATTTTGTGAAGAAATTGAACTAGCACCAAAAGTACCAAAATAAGCATTAGTAGAATTTGCAATAGAATTTAATTCTTCATTTATTAATTTTTGTAATGATTGATTTCTTTTTATATCTCCAAATTGTTTGTAATAATTTTTAACATCTTCAATAGTATCTTTTATGCCTTGTCCTCTCGGACCAAATCTTCTAGAAAATTCTGCAATAGGAATAGTATTTTCAAACAAACGAGTTAAAGTAAATTCAGGGTCTTGTATAAATAATTCTTTTGCTAATGCTCTAGCTTCTTGGTCAACTAAAACTCTTTCATTATCTACAAATTTTGCAGATTGCATTAAAGTATCATTTTGTCTAATAGTTTTACCTTCATTAGTAATAAAATTTATTAAATCACCTGCTTCTGTATTTTGAGAATCAAATTTAGTCATTCCTATTACTTCATTTCTTCTAATGCTATCAGCATTGTTTAAATGATTTAAAGCTTTAGATTCTATTTCGTCCATATTTATTTTAGGTAAAGTAGAAACTTTTACTCCTCTACTTTTAGCTAAAGCTTTTCTAGCATTAACTGCTTGTAATTGATATGCTTTTGTTAAAATAATTTCAGCTTTTCTTCTACCAATTTGACTTATTTTTTCTGTGTCTAAAATTTGAGTTAATCCATAAGTATCACTATTATTTATTTTTAAACCAGTACCTTTTAAATATGGTACAAAACTATCTTCTCTTAAACTTAACAATCGTGTAAATAAATTTTTAGCTTCAAGATTTTCTAAATCTCCTTTTTCTAAAAAAGAATATTTACTATTACTTGGCATATTATGTTGTTGTAATAATCTACCAGCAGCTAAAATAGTATCATCATCAAAATCTGCTGTAGCATCAAATAATAATTTTCTATAAAATTCTAAACTTTTATCTTTTAACTCTTCAACACTTTCTTCTAAAACAGTTCCTAAATCTCCAGCTTGTCCTCTACTGCTATATAAATCTGAGAAAAATTTTCTTACTGGCTCTATTTGAATAGTACCTTTTCCTGCTTCAGAACCAGCTAAAAGTCTTCTAGTCCAAGTTCTCCAACTATGTGTAAAAACTTTTTGACTTTCATCAGCCACAATACTTCTAACTTCTCTAGGTATAACTTTTGAATTATCTAATCTTTTATTTAAAAATCCTAAAGTTGCTCCAGCAATTAAAGCAGAATTTAAAGCTGTGTCTGTCTCACCTTCGCTTGAAACTAATGCAATAGCACCTCCAGCAGTTGCACCAACTAAAGGTCTTACAAGTTCGTGAACAAAAGCTCTTGTTATATTTTCTCCTATTTTACCAGTAAGTAATCCAGCTTCGTGTGCTTTTCTTAAAGAATTAAATCCTGTTATAGATATATTTTTTGGTTGTTCTATAAACAAAATATTATCTATTTCTTTTTGATTTGTTTTTAATTCTTTTTTAAGATTTGATATTTGTTCATTTAAGTTTTTAGTTTTTAAATTAAATGGTAAAGTTCCTTGCTCTTTAGCAGTTTGAGGAATATTTTCTAATTTTTTTAATTCAAAAGTAAGTCTATCTCTCTTTGTATACTTAACACCAAGACTACTAATATTATCTTGAAAGCTAGTTATAAATGGTTGAGATAATTCAAATGAATCTAAACTTATTTGTTCTAAAGAATCTCTCATTTCTTTAGATAAAGGTCCTACAAATACTGGGTCAGTATTAGTAAGATTACTTGTTATTGGTTTTCCTTTTTTATCTACAGTTAATATCTTATCTTGTGCTGTAGTTCCTCTTAACTTATTAGCTATTACTGTTCCTAAAGCTGTACTAGTTCCTCCAAGTGCAGCACTTATACCAACAGCTCCTATATTTATATCTCCGTATAAAGCTTTTTCTCTTAAAGCCATATCTGCAGAGGCTACACCAGCACCTGTTGCTACAGTTGCTACCTTACCTGCTCTTGCAACTTTAGTCCAAGGAATAAAAAAAGTAACAGGGTCTGCAAGAGCAACTCCCATTCTACCACTTAATACAGTTAAGTCTTCTTTTTTTCCTCTAAACTCTGGAAAATCTTGAAATATTTTTTCTTGTCTAGCAGCTTCAATTCTTTGAGCAGCTTCATCAAAAGTTTCATCAGAAAATAAAGAAGCCAATCCAGCTCTACCTAACCTAACAGCACTTCCTACAATCATGGGTTCTTGTCTAGCACCAAATTGAACCTTTCTAGTTGTTGAAATATCTGAACCTAATACACTATAGTTTATATCTTTTTTATTTTCTTTATCTAATTTATAAATAAAATCATCATAAAAATTATCACTATTATAAGTTATATTATTATTGGTAGATACAGTATCAAAAGAACTTTGTATATCTTCTATATTTTCTATATTATTTTTATTATCTTTATCAGTAATTAAATTTTGTTCATTTAATTTATCAATAAAAGAAGAATAAAAATTATCCTTATTAACTGCCATATTTATTATTCTGGTAAAGAAAGTGGGTTATTTCTAAATGTTTTTTCATATTGAAAAAATGAATCAAAATCAGAATCTTTGTTGTCTGTTGCAAATTGTTTATTATAAATACTTTGGAAATAATTAACTACAGCAGGATTATCTAAACTATTAGAAATATCTGCAATAATTTGAAAAGCATTATCTTTAGTTTCTGTTTTTAGTAGTTCAGCTAAACTTCCAATTTTAGTTGTAACATTTTGTCCACCTAAAGTTATATTAATTGGTTCTTCTAAATCAAATAATTTAGTACCTGTTTCATTAAATTGAAAATTATTTGGATTATCTGTTGTTATTGTTTCTTGAAAATAATCTGATAGTGATTCTCTTAAAAAACTTGTATCACTTATAATATTTCCTGTTGTATCTGTATCATAATAATTTATTT